CTGTTTGGTATAGTCTACTTGATACACTGTATCCACGACTAAACCAAACCCAACCATTTGGTCTCGGCGTTAAATTTGTTTGGCCAATGCACTTTTTCAGTGACACTGAAGGCAAGCTTCTTGATTTAACTGATGCAAAATGGACAATGGAAGTTGATTTTATTGAGACTGCATTTCTCAAAAGTGAATATATGTTCCTCGATGATGATAATGTTTGGAGATTTAAATACGACAAATCAAAGAAGTTCGAGAAAAGTGTAAGTGTTAAAGACACAACTGAGGAACTTCAAGCACAAATCCTTGATCGTCTTATGCCAGAAGAGACTCCAGATAAAACACGTTTAAGAGTTAAAGACAAAACTGCTTGTATTTGGATACAGGATCGAGCAACACGGCAAACATATTTATATATCCTTGACCGTTGGGATTGTCCAGTTTGGGTGTATGAAGATGAGTTACAGCTTTCAAGATTTTTCCACTACTTTATTCTCTCCTTCTCCGCTGGCACTGGTAGCGTTGTTAAACGTAGTGAGAGTAGCTATTATATCCCATTCCAAGATGAGATTAATAAGATTGAATATACAAAAGCCTTTGTTCGTGAAGTTGCTTTTAACACGTATGTATACAACGCTGATGGCATTGATGCTGCGGAAGTGACGAAGCTATTGAAGAATGTTGAGAAGCGCACGAAGATGCCTCGTGCAATTGGCTTGAAATTAAAGGATCGTGAACTTGAATTAGAGAAATTAATTAAACCATTCCTTCTCCCAAGTGCACAAGTTGAAGTGTTGTTTAATACTGATACGTATAGTAAAGCTGTTGATAACGCGAGTAGATTATTTAGTGCATTTCGTGGACAAGAGTTTAAAACTAATACAACGAACCAAGCAATTCAACAATATCAAGCAAGCTTTAATTCACGTTTAACACCGCTCACTGATGCGGTTGAAGAATGTGTTGAACAAATCTTTTGGGCAATTGCAGAAGTGCTTGTATCAAAATATCCCAAGGATCAAATTGCAAATATCGTTGGCACTGATAAAGCAGAAATGTTTAAATCTATGCCTGTTAATGAGTTTAACTTAACCCTATCTATGTCCGTTGAAGCAGGCAGTTCTGAGAAAGAAAACTCCAACAATAAGAAACAAGAAGCTACACAAATCATTCAAATGCTTGGTCAATTTGGCAAAGCTGCGCCACAATCAATTCTTACACTCATATTTAAAATGCTTCGTAATGTGTTCTCGAAGAAACTTATCAGTGACAATGATATTAAATCACTGCAACAGGAAACATCTGTAAATGCTGCATCAATGATGCAACAACCTCAACAACCTCAAACTCCTACACAAGGAACCATGTAAATGCCCGGCGAATTTGATGATGATGATGGCTCTGATTTCATGTCCGACATTAGTTCGGTTGTCTCGAAATCAGCAACTGAGAGAAATCCTATTGAGAGTTCATTACTCGACGATAGTGATGAAGATTTGTCGTCTAAAACTAGTTTAAAGTCAAATGAGCCGGATAAGACTGATCCGACGGAAAAGATGCTTGAACTAATTGAGACGCCAGAGGAAAAGGCTGAGCGGAAGAAGTTAACCGTTAAGAAGCCTGAACAACAAGTTCAAGAACCACAACAACAAAACCAACAAACTCAACAGAAGAATGAAAATAAAACACCTTACCTTGATCGCTTCTTAAAACAAGATGCTAAAGGCAATCTCATTCTCGCAGATGGCACAATTGTTGCGACTAGTGGAACTGTTCGTTCGTATTACGAGGGCTTAAAGAAAGAAGGTCGCTTCCACCGCGAAGCTGCGGACAAACTTGAACTTAGCAATGCTGAACTTGCTCGCAATATGCAGAAATTAAATGAACTTTATAAGGCTGAGAAAGCAAATAACGGATACGATAAGATTGTAAAAGACACAGGAATGTTGCGCTCCGAAGTCGATGAAGGCATTCGACTTATGAAGATGTATAAACAAGACCCTGTAAACGCAATTAAATCGTTATTGACACAAGCACGAATTAGTGGTATAGATTTATCTAGCATTGGAGTTACTGGCGGGATTGACCCGACCACTCTTGCGCAAGCAATTGCTCGTGCGCGAGACTTCGCAGAACCGGCTCAAGAAGTCGATCCTGATGAGAAACTCCGGCAAGAAATCACCCAAGAAGTTGACAGTTTCTTTGAGCGCCATGCTGATGCCATTCAGCACATTGACGTTCTAACTGCTGCAAAGCAAAAGTATCCAGATGCCAGCTTAGATCAACTCTGGTATCAGTATAAAATCTGGATGCGCAAGCAGTTAGAAGTTCAGTCAGAGGCGGAGTTCAACACACCGCAACAGAAACAACAGGTGGCTAAACCACAGGAAATTAAACCTGTTTTAAAGCCCCAACCACAACGAGATTATGGCGCAATGTCTATTGATGACATTGCTGCATCGCTTAAAAGGGATTTAACAAATGGCTAAACCTAATGAAATCATTGAGGCAATGGCTACGCGCTCGATGAAAAAGATGCGTATTGCCTTCGTTTTCGCTGGTGGTGCGCAATCTTACATGACTGCGAAAGGCCGCATCAAACTTGAAGATGGTGGTCCCACTATTACCAACCCGCTGCTTGTCGGTGGCAACCCGAACGTCGGTCCTGCGACTTACTACGATCACGTTCCCGTTGCTCGGTCAAGTGAACTTGATACTGTGTCCTACGATATGACTCGTTCTGTTGGCACTCTTGTTATCTCCGACCAAGAAGTCGATGAAAACCAAGGTGACGCGAAGATTGTTGACATTGCTGCGGCTAAGCTTAAGGCACTTGAAATTGCTATTAAGAAATACCAACGCAAGAATATGGCGAATACTAACGCTGGTAAGTATCCCCGAGGTCTTGGCAATCTTCTTCCGCTTGTTAACACTGCTGGCTCTATCGGTAATATCAACCTTGCTGTTGAACCTTTATGGCGGCATAATGTTTACCAATTCTCTGGCACTGTGACGAGTGCGAATATCGAAGATACGTTCGATGATATTCTCCTCGACCTTAATACTGATGACGGCAAAGTTACTGTGATTTTTGCTGGCCGTAAAATTTTCTCTATGCATCGAGCAGCGGCGCGTAACAAGGACACCTCTCGTCAGCTTGGCACTTCCGGCTTTAGCACGTCACTCGCTAATCTAGGTTTAACGGGGACCACTCATCAACAAATCGAGATCATCTATGACGAAGAACTCGATCCTGACATGGCATATTTCATTAACGAAAATGAAATGATGGTCCATATCCTTAAGTCTGCGAACATGAAAGTTAAAGATTTAACTGCACCCTACGACCAAGACGTTACGGGTAAGCGTTATATCATTGAGAACCAATTGTGTTCGTGGAAACAGAACCGGACACACGCTGTGTTCATTAACCGCTAAGGATGAAGCATTATGTCTATGCGTAGTGATACTGGTGTTGCCATTCTCGCCTACGTTACTCGTGCGATTGATGGCAACATCAAGACAACGAGAAGCAAGTTTAATGAAAAGACGCGAGAGAATGAGATCATTGAAGATGATGTTGTTGATCCAGTCATCGTGTTCTTTCCAACTCGTGCCAGCATCGTTATGCCTGCTAAAGAAGCACAACGTATGGGCTATTTAAACATGCCGCCCATTCTTAACTTTGAAGCAGTTAAAGACGCGGACACCATTGCTGGCAAGTTTAAATTTGCTATTAATGATGCTGACCGTAGAACGTATTGGAAACAAATGGAAGATAGTATCATTGCGAACTGTGTAGCGCGTTCTGGTTACACTGTTCCTGTCGATGCTACTGTCTCTAAACGAAGCCTTCACCTTGCTGAAAAGGAATTGGTCGAATGAAATTGAGCGTTCCGTTGGTCTTTGACAAAGATCACGTCTATGTTGCGGATATGACTGAGCATTCGCAACTTGACGAAACGATGGAAGGTCTTGTTGACTACGGCACTCCACTTGCCGCTGCAACTGGCTCCATCCTCGCCGCCACCGCAATCATTGCTGCTGGCATCCTTAACGTCAACAAGAAGGTTGATGATTATTACGGTCGCACTATTCAAGTTACTAGCACTGCGGCCGGAACTTTGACAATCTACGGGCGTGATTATCTAAATCAACAAATGACCCAACAAGTTACTGCTATTGTTGGCACTGTCACGACAACTAAAGCATTTAAATTCATTGATCGTATTGTTTCTGGCACTGTTGCAGGCAACGTATCCCTTGGCATCGGCACCAAATTTGGTGTTCCGTTTGTTGTCTCCGAACTTGTCAAAGAATACGATGATGGTTTAGGCGTTGCTATGCCAACTTTAACTAACCCTGATACGGCAACGCCTTCTGCAACTACTGGTGAAATCCGGGGCACTGTAACACCGACTGCTGCGATTAATGGTGTTATTAATGTGCAGATGAAAATGCGATTTAACCAAGATGCTGTTGGTGGGTTGTATGGGCGCGCCCAAGCGTAAATAAAAGGAAACTTGGCCATGTTTAAAAGTGTTGCACAATTGATTGATGACGTGTTAACTGAACTTGGCCTTGTCACCGGCTCTGCGGTTCAGACATACACTGAACCGCAGATACGGAAAGGTATTGAAACTGCATATGAAGTGATGTTTTTAAAACGCTTCTGGAAGCATTTAACTATTACGACTATTCATCAACTTGATGGCATTGTTGGTGTAGTGACAGATGCGAATATAAACATCGCCAGCA